GTAGAAGCATCTACAGTTACATTAGAACCAGGACTTTGGTCTTTAAGTAATTTTGGTGAAGTGCTTATAGCAACTGTAATGAATGGTAAAACATTTACTTGGAATGCAGGGATCGCGGCTAGACTTACAACAAGAGCATCAACAACAACATCTGGGTTTGCAACCAACAATAACCCAACAGCAACAAGATCAACGTTAGTCTCTCCAACGACAAGACATTTAATTCATTTTGGAACTGAAACAACTATTGGATCTTCAGATACACAAGATGATATGTTTATAAGATTTTCTGAAGATGAAAATATAAATGCCTATACACCAGAAGCAACAAATACAGCAGGTACACAAAGATTACAAGACGGCACAAAAATTATGGGTGCATTAGTTGCAAAGGAAAATATTCTAGTGTGGACCGATAACTCACTTTACACAATGAAGTTTGTGGGTGCACCTTTTACATTTGGTTTTGAACAAGTTGGAACTAACTGTGGATTAATAGGACAGAACGCTGCAATTGAAATTGATGGTGTTGCGTATTGGATGGGTAATAATGGTTTTTTCTCTTTTGATGGTACTGTTAACTCATTACCTTGTTCTTTAGAAGATGATGTTTATGACAATATTGATACTACAAAAGGTCAACAAATTAATGCTGGTATAAATAATCTATTTACAGAAGTAACATGGTGGTATCCAACATCTGGATCTGATTTTAATAATAGATATGTTGCTTACAACTATGGTGAAGATAATGCTAGATTACCTATGGGTAACTGGTATGGTGGGACAAATACAAATTCAATTAGAACAACGTGGATTGATTCTTTGATTTATCCTAAACCTTATGCAACAGCTTACAATAGTACAGCTACAGGAACTTTTCCGGCTATAGTAGGAGAGACAGGATTGGGTCGAAGTGTGTTATTTGAACATGAAATTGGTACTGATCAAATTAACCCTGATGGTAGTACAACAACTTTAACATCTTTTGTGCAATCATTTAGTTTTTCTTTACAAAAAGATCAAAGTGAAATCTTTTTAGCAATGAGAAGATTCTTACCTAACTTCAAAGTTTTAACTGGAAACAATCAAGTCACAATAGGAATTACTGACTTTCCAGCTGAATCTTTATCAGATTCAACATTAAGTCCCTTTACAATTAACGCATCTACGAATAAAGTAGATACAAGAGCAAGAGGAAGATACGCCAGTATTAAAATTGAAAACACAGGATCAGGTGAAGCGTGGAGATTTGGTACGTTTCAAGTTGATCTACAACCAGATGGTAGAAGATAATGACTAAAGTAGTAGTAAGATTACCTGAACCTAAAAAAGAATATAGTGAAGATAATCAGAGACAAATTAACAGAGCGTTAACTAATATTATAGAACAATTAAACTCTACATACTTAACACAATTAAAAGAAGACTCTGAAAGATACACTTTCTTTGGATTAGGATAAATGGCAAATATATATAAAAATGATAAAGTAAGTTTAACAAATACAGATCTTACAACTTTGTATACAGTACCCTCTAACTCTAGAGCTATTGTTAAATCTATAAACGTGGCAGAGGATGCTGCAAGTACAGCAGTTGTAAAGGTAACTTTAACTAATGCATCAGGCACAGCTTTTGTAATTGACAATGACGTTAATTTAACTTCTGGTTTAAAAGAACAAGTATTAACAGAACCTTTGATTATGGAAGAAAATGAGATATTAAAAGTGCAAGCGGCTAGCGGAGCGGTGGACGTGGTTGCATCAATATTAGAAATTAATAGGGAGGACAGATAATGTCATTTGTGGAAACAGAAGCTTCTGTAAGGTATGAAGTAATAGATGGTAAAAGAATACCTATTATTACACCTAAAACAGAAATAACATTAACAAATACAGTTACTGGTAAAGAGTATAACTCTGATGCTGAAGCGTTGCAGGATGTTCAAGATCCTAATACATCTACAGAAGCAAGCCATATCAAAAGAGATGTTCATGTAACTGTAGAGTCAATACCTTTAGGAACGGCTACAAATATCAGCGATTGACGGAAGTAGGAAAAACAAGTAAAATTAAGAGTTATGGGATTATTTAAATCAGCAAAAAGAGCAGTCAAAAAAATAACAAAACCAATATCAAGGGTACTAGATAAAGTCGTACCTAATGAGATTAAACCAGCTTTACCTTATCTTGCAGCTATAGCTCCTTATGCTTTTGGACCAGGTGTTGTAGGTGCTTCTGGATTTCAAGGTATATTAGCTAATCCAATTGCTAGAGCCTCTCTAGCAGGTGGTTTAAATTTAGGAGGGCAATTAGCTCAAGAGGGTAGTGAAGGAGAGTTTTCTGGCATATCTACTTTGTTAGCTGGTTTACAAGGATTTGGAACTGCAGCAGGTGCAGATCAATATTTACAAAATTTAAGAACACCAATGGCAGGAGAGGAAGGTTTTACAGGTTTAGGTGCGATTAAGTCTAGAGCAATTGATATAGGTCAAAAAGGAGTAGACATTTTACAAGGTGCAGGTGAAGTTTTAAGAGATCCTTTTAATCAAGGTTTAGGAGATATTGCTAAAGCTGGTGCTATTCCATTTACACAAGGTTCTGCAGATTTAGGTATAGCTACAGCTAGAAAAGCATTAAAAGATTATGAATTAGAATTAGATGCATTCAACGCATTAGCGGGTGAACAAAGAGAAGCTTCTGATGAAGCTAGAAGATCAGCTATCATTGCTTCAATGACAAGAGCAGATTTTACACAAGATATTATTGATGAAACATTAGACCAATTAGGATTAAAAGATGGTGGTATAGCAAGACTAGGTTTTGATAATGGCGGTACACCTGTTTTTACTAAAGGAAGTATTTTAAAAGATAAAGATGTTATGCGTATATTTGAAGATACAGACGAAGCCAAATCTATGATATCTAACTTTATTAAAGAAGAAAGAGCCCCTGATGTTAATGAAATAATAGATTTTATGAAATTTCAAGAAAAGGTAGGAGAGAGAGTTGACAAAACTGCAGATAAAATTTCATCAAGAGATGATATTGCAGAAATAGACCCTTATGGCACATTTGTGTTTGATGAAAAAGGTTCTTTAAAAAAAGATGAGAAGGGCGAATTTATAACGGATAAATCAAAAATAGATGCTAGAAGAAGAGAGCCTGTAGAAATATTAATGTCAGAATTAATGATGAAAAATAAAGAAAAAAAATTAGACAAATTAGGTGAAGAATTCATGAAAATGTTAAAAGATAAAGGTTTGATGGAAGTATTTAATAAAAATCAAGAGTCGGCATTTACAATAATGGATATATTAAAAGAATATAAAGATAAACAATTAACTAAACAAGCTGATGCAGACTCAATGCTTGATGCATTTGGTTATGGAGAAATAAAAAGAGCTGAAGGTGATGTAAACTTTGGTGGTATTAAAGAAGCCATTAAAGGTGTAGCACAAAACAATATGAAAGAAGGAATGAAGAAAGGTGGACTTGCTTCTTATAAAGATGGTGGTATAATGAATTTAGGTGGTAAAGAAATGGATATGAGAACAGGTGGTTTCATACCTATTGGTGCCAAAGAGAGAGCGGACGACGTCCCTGCGAGATTAAGCAAAAATGAATTTGTAATGACTGCCGATGCTGTTAGAGCGGCTGGTGGTGGAAGCGTTAACCAAGGCGCAAAACGAATGTATGATTTAATGCATAACCTAGAGGCAAGAGCATAATGGCAGAACCAACTACAATATCACAAGTATTACCCGCACCGATATTAGAAGGTGCACTTACAGCATTTACTAAAAAATTAGAACCATTAATTGGTCAACAAATAAACACAGCTGCGTTTGCACCAACGATCGCAGCAGAGTCTGCACTTCAACAACAAGCGCGGACAGCGGCTGGTGGATTAGGTTCACTTACAGGACCACAAGCGTTTGAACAATTTATGTCACCGTATCAACAAGAAGTTATTGATACAACATTATCAGAATTTGATAGACAGGCAGCAATTAACAGAACAGGTATGAGAGATAGAGCCATTCAATCTGGAGCTTATGGTGGTGGACGAGAAGGTATTATGGCTGCAGAATTTGATTCAAGAAATCAAATGCAAAGAGCAGGATTACAAGCACAATTATTACAACAAGGATTTCAACAAGCACAAGCAGCAGCGGCACAAGATTTAGCTGCAAGACAAGGACTTGGAACTTACCAAACACAATTAGGTCAAGCAGGTCAAGCACAAACTCAAGCTGGATTAGACGCAGCAGCGGCAGCAGCAAGAGAAGCACAATTCGAACCTTTCACTAGATTAGGTTTAGTAGGACAACAACTCGCACAGATTCAACCAGGTGCATTCCCTACTCAAACAGTAGGATATCAATCACCAGCTGCACCAGCTAGTCCATTATCTACAGCTTTAGGTGTTGGTACTGGTATCGCTAGTATTGGATCTAAACTGGGATTATTTGGATAATGAGTAAAATATTAAGAAGACCAATGTTTCGTGGAGGACCTGTATCGAGTTATGGAACGGGGATCGCTTCTGGATTAGGATATAATACAGGAGGTAGAGTTGAATATGCAAATGGTGGATCTAGTGGTTTAGATTTTTTAAAAAAAGCTTTTTTAGGACCAAGATTTACTGATCCTAATTATAAATCTGAAATGCAACTTCAATCAGGAACTGGTTTTGAATTTATGTCTCCAGAGAGACAAGCTCCTGGTTTACCTAAAATGATGCCAGGTCCTGTTCGAAGGGATGAACTTGGACTTGATTTATTTGCTAAACCTGCAACTTATAGTCCTGGTCAAGAAAACGTAATATCCGCAAGTGATATAGAAATGGGAGAAGGTGATTTAAGTTTAACAGACGAAGATAAAAAAGGATTAGAGGAAGTTTATAAAGGTTTAGAAATAAACGAAAAAGTTGTAGACTACAAAGGTGGTAAACCTGGTTTAGATACAGCTAAACCATTAACAAGTGATGTTCCTATTTTACAAAAACAAAATTTAGCTCAAGCTGTTTCTGATGAACTTTCATTAGATGAAGTAAAGGATGCTTTAGGTTATGCAAAAGCTAGACGTAGAGACACAGGTGATATGTTAGCTAGCGCATCAGCTGCTTTTTTAGGTGAGGGAGACGTTAGAGCTGGAATTGCTAAATTTATGGAAGACCAAGCTAAAAAAGGTCCAGGCAGAGCAGAAAAAATAGAAACAGCTGCAGCCACATTTATGCTTAAAGACAAAGCTCAATCAAAAAGAGATGAAAAAAATATAGAATTAATGAAAGCAAAAGTAGACTATCAAATTAAAGCAGGTGAAAAAATTAGTTTACCTAAAGCAATTTTAGCAGCAAATAAAAGTGGAACTTTAAATAATAAAGAATTAGCTGCTGGTATACAAGGAGCAACATCCCCTAATACTGGAAAAAATTATAACTTCAAAGGAATTGTAAATCAATCTGGATTGAATTCAGCAATGCCTACGGCTCAAGAAGGTGATACATTTATTCTCCAAGAAAAAATAAAAGATCAAGCTACAGGAGTAGAAAAAACTATTAAAGCTATTATAGAAATAATAGACGGACGAGCAGTACCAATTTACAGAATTTAGGAGAACAAATGGCTAGCAATATGCAAGAAGTTTATGATTTGTTTCCTGAACTAACTTCAACATCAACAACAGAAAAACAAAAAGATACAGCTCTATTAGGATATGAAGGTTTTGGAAAAGAATTAGGTGTAAGTAGTATAGGATCTTTTTTTGCTGGTATTGGTTCTGGTTTGTTTAAAATTCCAGAAGGATTTGTTTCTTTTGGAGCAAACTTAATTGATCTAGGAGCAGACACCAACACAGCGGCAAAAGTAGAAGAATTTTTTGCAAAGATAAATCCGTTTGATGAATATGCAGAAGCTACCACTGCAGGAAAAATAAGTGAAGTTATCACAAATATTGGTGTTCCAGTTGGAGCTGCAGCGAAAGTTGCAAGCACATTAACAAGAGGAGCATTAGCAGCTAAACGTTCAGGTAATTATTTTAAACTTTTAGATGATGATGGAGTTCCTGTGCTAGATAGTTTAAGAAAAGGTCAAAAGAAAGTTGATCAATTAGCTAAATTAAATAGAAAAGGACAAGCAACTGAACTTGCTGCTGTAGGTTTAACAGGCGGATTAGCGGAATCTATTTTTGTTTCTGATCCAGATAAGGTGGGAACGTTTGGAGATTTATTGGGTGGTCCTACTAAAATGGAAAGAGGACAAGAATATGATCCTAAAAGAGAATTAACCAATAGATTAAAACTTGGTATAGAAGGAGCAGCCTTTACAGGTATATTAAGTTTAGCAGGATCAGGTGTCAAACAATTAGCAGATTCAAGTAAAGCAGGTCGAGTAGCTCAAGATAAAATAGGTAGAGCTTTAGATTATGTATCTCAAAGGTTAAGGCCTCGAAGTGGAAAAAATCCTCAATACTTTGAAATCGAAATG